TGTAATTAGATGGATTATAAAACATCTGGAGTTGATATCGAAGCAGGTAGATCCTTTGTAAATGATATAAAGGACACTATTAAGTCCACTCATAGACCAGAAGTCTTGGGTGGATTTGGTGGTTTTAATGGTATGATGAAAATTCCATCAGGATATAAAAATCCTGTTTTAGTATCTGGAACTGATGGAGTTGGAACTAAATTAAATCTTGCACGTATGGCAAATGATCATCACGGTATAGGTATTGATCTCGTTGCAATGTGTGTTAATGATGTGATTACAAGTGGAGCAGAACCATTATTCTTTTTGGATTATATTGCTTGTGGTAAACTTGATAGTGGAATTCTTAAAGTTGTTGTAAATGGAATTGCTGATGCTTGTAAGATTGCAGGATGCTCACTTTTAGGTGGTGAAACTGCAGAGATGCCTAAGTTTTATACTACAGGTAAATATGATGTTGCAGGTTTTTGTGTAGGTGTTGTTGAAGAAGATGAATACATTGATGGAAGAACTATTGTAGAGAACGATATTATTATCGGTATTGAAAGTAGCGGACTTCATAGTAATGGGTTTAGTCTTGTTAATGATATGATTACCAAACAAAAATTATTTTTGAACAGAACACCTGAGTTACTTACTCCTACAATCATATATGCTCCAATAGTTAAGAAACTTGTTGAAGACAAACTTGTGAAAGGAATGGCACATATTACTGGAGGAGGTCTTCCAGAAAATTTACCAAGATGTATCCCTAAAGGATTGAATGTTAAATTAAATTACAATTCTTGGCAGTTACCTGAGATATTTCAAAAAATAATGTTAGCAGGTGAGATAACACAGGAGGAGATGATAAATGTTTTTAATCTTGGTATTGGTTACTGTATTGTAACATCTCCTAACAATGAAGAGAATATTCACAACATTATAGAAGACTTAGGATTTAGGTCTTGGACAATTGGAGAAGTTGTGCTATAATGATTATAACAACGTAAAAAAATGTCGATTAAACTTACTTTACTTAAATCTGGTGAAACTCTTATTTCAGAAATGAAAGAGTTAGTTGCAGAAGAAAGTGAACAGGCACATGCATATCTACTTGAAAATCCTCATATAGTGCAAACTAGAGAGAAATCTTTTTTAACTGAAGATGAAAAGAAAACAGGTGATTTTGGTATTGATGTAATTATGATACCTTGGATTATCTTATCTGCTGATAAAAAAGTAATCATACCTGTGGATGTTGTGACTACTATAGTTGAACCAATCTCATCTGTTAAACAGATGTTTATAGATAAAAGTGAGGCATTTAGTATTAAGGAGGAAGTAAATGATTAAATGTATTCTTATAGATGTTGATAATGTCCTCATCTCAGAAATAGTTGAAATGGATGCTGAGATTGGAGATCCTAATTGTAAGTTAATAAAACCATATTTGTTCAATAGTATTGATGATATGAAACCTTGGAAATCTGATATTACAAATCAGACAGAGTTTATGATCCGTTCTGAAGATATATTGACAATCGCAGATCCTACTGGTACAGTAATAGACAGATATATTGAACTAACTTCATAATGCGATTTTATACCAACGTACAAATGGTTGGGGATCATTTCCTCGTTCGTGGTTATGAAGATGGCAAACATTTTGCTACTCGTGAAAAGTTTTACCCTACACTATTTGTAGATTCAAAAAGAAAAACAAAGTATAGAACACTTGATGGTTTGCCCGTTGAACCAGTTGAACCTGGTACAGTTCGTGATTGTCGTGAGTTTATTAAAAGATATAATGAGATTGATAATTTTAATATCTATGGAAACGAGAGATATATCTACCAATACATATCAGAAAAATATCCAGAAGTTGAAGTAAAATTTGATACAGAGAAGATAAAACTAACCACAATCGATATTGAGGTCGCATCTGAGAATGGTTTCCCTGATGTAGAATCTTGTGCTGAAGAAGTGTTACTTATCACTTTACAAGATTATGCAACAAAACAAATTCGTACTTGGGGTCGTGGATCATTTAATAATAAACAAGAGAATGTTATCTATAAGGGTTTCAGCACAGAATATGAACTTCTTACAGATTTTATTCATTGGTGGATGATTGAAGATAATACACCAGAAGTTATTACAGGTTGGAATAGTAAATTATATGATATACCATATCTCTGTCGTCGTATTGATAGAATACTTGGTGAAAAACTTAAAAAGAGAATGTCACCTTGGGGTCTAGTAACTGAGGAAGAAACATATATCTCTGGACGTAAACATTTATCATATGATATTGGTGGTGTATCACAGTTAGATTATCTTGATTTGTATAAGAAGTTTACTTATAAAGCACAAGAATCATATCGATTGGATTATATTGCATCTGTTGAACTTGGACAAAAGAAACTTGACCACTCAGAGTTTGATACATTTAAGGATTTCTACACAAAAGGTTGGCAAAAGTTTGTTGAATATAATATCATTGACGTGGAACTTGTTGACCGTCTGGAAGACAAGATGAAGTTGATTGAACTCGCACTGACGATGGCATATGATGCAAAGGTCAACTATGAAGATGTGTTCTATCAGGTAAGAATGTGGGACACAATAATTTACAACTATCTCAAGAGAAGAAACATTGTCATACCACCAAAGAATCGTTCTGATAAATCTGACAAGTATGCAGGTGCGTATGTTAAAGAACCAATACCTGGCAAATATGATTGGGTGGTATCTTTTGACTTGAATAGTCTATATCCGCATTTGATAATGCAATATAATATTTCTCCAGAGACTTTACTAGATACAAGACATCCATCTGTCACTGTTGATAAAATACTTTCTGAAGATATAACATTTGAAATGTACAAAGATAATGCTGTTTGTGCAAATGGTGCAATGTATCGTAAGGATGTTCGTGGGTTCTTACCAGAACTGATGGAGAAGATGTACAATGAAAGAGTCATCTTCAAAAAGCGAATGATTACTGCAAAGAAGAAGTATGAAAAGACCCCAACAAAAAATCTTGAAAAAGAAATTGCAAGATGTAATAACATTCAGATGGCAAAGAAGATTTCCCTTAACTCTGCTTATGGTGCTATTGGTAATCAATATTTTCGCTATTATAAACTTGCCAACGCAGAAGCTATTACACTATCTGGTCAGGTTTCTATTCGTTGGATAGAAAACCGTATGAACAAGTATCTAAACAAAATTTTAAAAACGGAGAATGAAGATTATGTCATTGCTAGTGATACTGATAGTATCTACCTCAATTTGGGTCCTTTGGTCGAAGTTATATACAAAGGGAGAGAGAAGACTGCTGAAAGCATTGTTTCGTTCCTTAATAAGATCTGTGAGATGGAATTTGAAAAGTATATTGAGAGTTCTTATGAAACGTTGGCGAAGTACGTAAATGCATATGATCAGAAGATGTTTATGAAGCGAGAGAACATCGCTGAACGTGGCATCTGGACAGCAAAGAAAAGATATATTTTAAACGTATGGGATAGTGAAGGTGTTCGTTATGAAGAACCTAAACTGAAGATGATGGGCATTGAAGCAGTTAAGTCGTCTACTCCTGCACCTTGTCGCACTCTTATTAAGAATGCACTCAAGTTGATGATGAATGGTACAGAAGAAGATGTGATAGATTTCATAGATAACTCAAGGAAAGAGTTCCGAAAACTACCACCAGAACAGATAGCATTTCCTCGCACTGCATCAAATGTTCAAAAGTATAAAGCATATTCTACAATTTATGAAAAGGGAACTCCTATACATATACGGGGTGCATTATTGTTTAACCACTATGTAAAGAAGAATAAGTTAGACAATAAATATTCACTCATCGGTAATGGAGAGAAGGTAAAGTTTCTCTATTTGAAAAAACCAAATATTATTCAAGAGAATGTAATATCATTCATTCAAGATTTTCCTAGAGAACTTGGACTTGAGAAGTATGTTGATTACGATTTACAATTCGATAAAAGTTTTGTCGAACCACTCAAAGCAATCCTCGATGCAATCGGGTG